AGACGTGCCTTTCGGTGGGGAGGGGGGGGATGGCACGTCCTAGGTTCTGACTTATTCTCCGCGTGTGGCTACTCTAGTCGAACCAACTAGAGATGATAACCAACACGGGGAGGCTCTCCCCACGGTGCTGCTGCACCGCGGTGGTAAGTGTGGTAGACAAACTGTCGGCAGGGAGTTTAGGTGGAGCGACGAAAATCGCTAAACCAACCATGTAACTCCTCTGCAGAACCGAGCTCGGCCCCAGGCTCGTGGAGCCTGTCCCAACCGGCAAGTAGGGCACGGTGTCTGTGCCTTGGGATACCGGCTGTGAGGCGGGCGAGGTCGTCTAAACCCCCAGGGAGCAATGCCAGCATGGGTGACGTCCGCCCTGAGGCGAAGTTCACTTCAGCATGGAGCAAAGTCACTGACCAGAGGGTTCTGGCTAACAAAGACCCGACGGCGCTGCCAACTTGTGCTCGGTGGTCCCATACGTACTCACCCGCTTTCTTCATTCCGTCCCACACCTTCCCGAAGAAACCTTTGTGCTTCTTCTTTAGGATCTTATTGGCTTCGGCTGTCCGCTTCCGGCTGTCCAGGATGTGCAGCGTGGTCGCGGAGACCTTCTGCAACAAAGCCTGAACATCGGGCATGGTGGCGTCAGAGATACTAGTGGGGATGGTGGGTGCGGTGGTGGTGAAGGGGATGAGATCAATGCAGTACGTCAGAGTAATGGCGATCGAGGTTGCGCCGGCGGTCGGGGTGGTGACGAAAATCGCCGCCATGGGTCCGTAGACCGCCGCCGTCGGGGTGGCCCAGTTGGAATCCGTTGGAACGGATCCTCCTGAGACAGCAATCGACATTCCGTCGTCCTGGCTTACATGAGGCACTGCGTAATGGAACGAACCGTCCCGAAACTCTTTCGATGTGGCCGAATACATGACGATGGTCTTGACCGTGTCGAACGATCCGGCTGAAGGAAATTCAATAGCGACGGGGAGAGACGTAGTCACAGTGGGCTGGACCCAGCCTACCCAGACGTTGCCCGAGGTGGACAGCGCTGAGGCCGAGTTCATGATGTCAATGCTCAAGCCGCACATCTTCGCCAGACGATAGTCTGTCGTGATGGCTGAGTACTGGCCCACGTTCTGAGCGGCACCCCATGTAAGGACGCCAGCCGCGGACGTGGTGAGAACCGAGTACATCGCGTTGCAAGAGCGACGACATACGATGCCCGCGTGGTGGAGCCCACTAAGGGCGTCCGTCACAAGAGGGACAGTGATAGTCATCTTCGCTTTGATTTGAGTGTTGGGGATGGTCGTCCCGGGGCAAGATACGCACATTGCCTGGCTGGGATCAACACAACATTGGGTGTACGCCAACGCGCCCTCCGAGATTTTCTCATCAGAGGGGGTGGGTAGCTGGGGGTACGGAGCGTGGCTCCTTTTGGGCTCTATACGAGCAGGCTTTGTCTTCGTGGAAGCAACAAGCTATACGACGGGGCTCCTAGTCAGGGATGCCCCGAAGAACGGGGAGGTGGCTCCAAGCAGTGCGGTCGTTAGGCGCACATTCACAAGGAGGAGCCGCTAGCTGGGCGGGGAGGGACGCCAATCCCTCTCTAAGGCTTACCCGTGATGGTGGCTGGGCCTAGAAGTCAAAAGGTGTGCCGTCGGAGAAAGGGGCCTTATCAACATCCACCTCGACGATACGATCGATCACCGGGTGGGCGAAGAATTCGCCCCAAGGAGTCTCCAGAACAGCCTGGCACGCCTCCGAGTAATCACTCTCGGACACGCCATACGCCTCTGACAAAAATTGGCCAAACCACCCTTGGTCCAGAACGTGCGGTCGTTCCGGTCGAATCCTATCCCACCCATAATCATCGAAATGAACTCTCCCCGGGCCGACATTTCTGTCGATTCGCTCGATGAGAGCCGCAATGAGTGGTAGATAGTCCCATGCCAGCAAGTTCATTCGGATCCCTCGGATCCAGGCCTCGTCATTCTTGTCTGGACCGACAATACGCCAGCCCATCTTCAAAATCACGCGGCCCTGCTTCGGGCCGTGAACATACTGGTCAGTGCATTGATAGAAATAGCCCGAGAAGAAGGTGGCCTTCCAATAGGGATACTCATGCACTTGCATCTCGTAGTCAAATCCCAACCGCGCACAAAGCTCGACATAGTGCGTTAGGGGGGCAGTACGAGTGACAAACTCCAAGGCATCATCTCCACCAGCTAGCATCGCTACTAGGGTGGGTCCAAGCACATATGCTGCCCGTCTGAAGTTGTCAATTGTGTCACCTGAACTCGTGTCTCCGCGGCCTGACAGCATCACCAATACTGCCACTACCATGATCCCAGCAAATGTCCGAATTCGCGCAACCTGTGGACGCCCAAAATAGGCGAAGGTTCGAGCAGGAACGCCCAACCTCAAATAGAGGCGGTTCCGCTCTTCGAACTGCTCGGGATGCAAGGTGCCGTCGTAATTCCGTCCATCTGCCTCAACAAGCAGACGGTCCGGATGCATATGTTCCTCAAACCAAAGGCCAAGGTCTTCAGAACTGCACGAAGAGGCATACGAGTACTTGTCCAACATGGGGGCGCCCATTGGCCTGCCTGGTTTCAATGTGGCAGCCAAAAACTTGGTGAGCGCATGGGTCCACGGACCGGTCAGTCTGCGCGCATCCCAGTGGGGGACGGCGATCGCGCGAGGTCGACCAATCTTCCATGTGTGTTCAGCCTTGATCATGAGCTCCGTTACGGGGTGATTGGACTCATACCCCGCATGCTCAAGATGCGTGTCCCTTGTGGCTGGTCTGAAACGCTTCACCCATTCGAAGTAGTCCGTTTCAGTAAACCTGCCGTCACGAAGCAGGGCGTCAGCAAAGTCGTCGGTCCATTGTGCTGTGCCGCGGATCTCATCACGCACGGCATCAAAAACGGCTTCATCGGTCCTCCAAGGGCAAGGGATGAACATACGTTTCAGCATGGAGACTCGCTGATTGCACCCACACTGGCGGTAGACAAAGATTCGATAGCCGGCTAAACCAAAAGCCAAACAGCGCGACTGGCGCGTGGGCTTACATTGGTAGTCAGCAGGGTCGATGTCTGAGACGCACTGAAAAGTGGGGCCATCATAGCCCCTCATCTCAATCGCCGCGCCAGTGTACCAGGGCTCAACGCCCGGGGGGCTCTGCTCGCGATGCACACCACAGTAGTCGTTGTACTCCCTGAGACACAGATCGGGGTACGCGTCCTGGCTAGGCCAGTCCATATACGCCGGAGTGAGATCAGAGGGTTGTTGCCAAGTTCTCGCCACGCTTGCTGCGCGCCGCCCCACACAGGAATTCCATGCGAGGTGGACACAACATGCCGCCAGGGGGCTCGTGACAGTAAGAACAGCACATGCAACGTGGACTGCTGCGGTGGGTAAGTAAGCCCAGGTTCTCGCCTTCCAAGCCTCATAACCCACAATGGCTGCCGTGACAGGCCAGGGGGCCAGAGCTCGGACTGCTTCCTCGCACACAACTCCTCCCAGGAGTGTTGACCGGAACGGGAAGCTGGCCAGGGCCAAAAGGACGGGGGTCGCCGCAGGGAAACTCAAAGCCATACTAGAAGGACACCAAGCCACGGGCACCCCGAGTTGCGACGAGATCGCTTGATAAACGGGAGCCAAATAGGCAAGTTTGTTCCAGTAAGCATAAAAGTTCCACACGGAATGGAAGACCATGGCTGTAGGGAAGTCAACGACTGAGAGAAGGGCGTGTCCTAGGGCCCTAGGGCCCACAGATCCGCCGGTAACAATACCCTCAGCTACTCCAAACAACAAGCCTCCCGTCCCAAAATCGTCCGTGTTCATCATCTTAGCGAACGCGAAGTTCATGATTCGCTTGATGACTTCCTCAGCACCTACTCTGATAGTGGCAATGCCGAGGTCACGGGGGTTGTCGAACAGATACGTGAAGGCCTTCCATCGTTGGGGGTGGGACATCAGAACGCCCTCAGGCAGCGACAAGCACACTGGGTGACCAGCGTACATCTCGACCTGGGGTTCCTGGAAGGAGGCCAGCGCACCATCCACTATGTACTGTTGAGCGGAATGGTCTGCATGTACGACAACATTGAGAACGCCGAGATTGTGGGGGAACACGTAGTCCATCAACCACTCCCACCCTGCGCGAATTCCGGTCTTCGCAACCGTCCAAAGTGAGGACAGAGGAGACATCACAGAACCGCTAAGGCGGGAGAAAAACCCCGTAACTTCATCCTTGCCTTCCGCCAAAGCGGTGGGGGCGCGGACGGCCCACTTGGAAAGCCCAATAATGGACTCACCAGTGGTGCGGACCAACTTGGCAGCGGCATCCAGGACCCAAGTGGTCATGCGACCAAGAGGGCCCCAGATCCGCCACTGAGACACCGCCTCCACGTTCTTGGAGGGTGCGTCCCAGATTGACAGGCTGGCAGTAGGGGGGCTTGAGGGCTGCGGGGCTCCACGGTTCCATAGATAGATGCCCATTCCAACGAACGCGGCGCCCAAGATCCACCTGATGTTCCGTCGAAAGGGTGACATCCGGTCATAAGTCTTGCGCGTACCTTGTCCGATGGTGGAAGGCGTCCACCAGGGGTTGGTGCCGTGGAGTTGTTCGACAACAAGAGCAACGTCCGCATCAGTCTCTGCTGATTCGATCATGGCTTTCTGCACAGAGTGGTTAACCACCAAGTCCTGGAAGTGATCAGGCACACCCTCATGTCGAGCTGCGGCGATTGCTCGCCGCCGCGCGAAGGTAACATTCTGAGGCGTGGGCTTGAGGGACAGATTCACTAAGGTCTGGGAAATGGCAGCAACCACCGACTCGTCGTACCAGGGAGGCACCGACGGCAATGGCCAGAACAGAGACGCGGGAATGAGGGGCAAGGACAATTCGACTACCGCAGCGAGGTTATTACGGGCAACCACGGCGACGTCGAGACGGATTCCAAAGAGGGTGGGGGGGTGCTTCGCCCACTTCAAAATCATGTCCTCATAGGCCCAAGTGGCATTCGGAGTACTAGCCTGGAAGGTGAAACCTCCCCGGCGGCGCACTTCTAAGCCACGCACATTCTTCGAATACGACGGGACCACCATGAGTGCCTTGGTTCTACGACCGTAATCGTAAAACAACCGCCAAGACACTTCAGTGGCCATTGGACACTTGCCCTTGCCGAGACAAATCTCTCCCATTGGTCCTAGGATGAGAGCGGCCGAGCTCACAGCATGATATTGACTCGGGTCAAGCTGTGAAACCACCCCAGCGACGAAAGCGTTGTAGGCGGTGGAACTCGGAGTGTCGACAAAGACATGCGGCCAATTGATGGTGGGAAGAGGGGAAACATGGGGGTCGGGAACTCGGACAATACCGTCCCACTGAGCCGTAATGGCAGAGGTCATCCCAATCTCGCGTTCTTGGAAAGGGATGTGCTGCTGTGTCAAAGCGCTACGCACCTTAACATACAGCCCTTCAGTGAAAAGATAATTCGACAGGCTTCCATACTTCCTTTGAACCATCGCGTCGTCAGAAGCGCTAAAAACACGACTCAAGATCGATCTCATTGAGTCTTGGACATCCACCGCCACGTAGAACCTAGCTCCGGCCGGCTCTCGGGGTGTCACACGTGCTTCGCCCTTCTTCAAGGGGGGAAATACCATCAGCTCTCTCGGGTCCTCCTCTTCGTAGGTCAGGAGAACTCCGAAACAGCACACAACCGCTAGTTTGCCCACTCTCGCGGACACAGCAGCGAGTGGAACAACCCAACGGTCAGGGCGCTGGTGACGCAGGAGGATGGCCATGGGCCCTCCAGCCTGGTCGAAATCGGGTGGTAAATCGTCGGGGGGGATGATCCTAACTTCCTTACGCGGCAAGACGCTGGATCCAACGTAGCGGCCTTGTGATTCGTACGCATAGGCATGCACGCCATGATCAGCCCCAGGAGATGGGTCTGGCACGAGAACCTGGTGCCTGACAACCTCAATGGGTTCGCCACCAGAATCGAATGCCATAATCTCCTGAGAGCTGACAATGGGGTGAGACTGCGCCACAAGCACCGCCTCGTCAAACTCAATGGCTCCAACGGGGGTTAGCTGCGTGGGGATGAAAGGGGGGGCATCAGCTCGGAGCGTTACCTTCGTGCCGGGACCTGTTGGAACCTTGTACTCGGCCATCACATCGTCAACGTACTCAGACAAGAGATGGATTGGTGCCTTGGACCGCTTGCGGTCAGTGTCCAAGGCCACAGCGTGCACCGACCGGAAAGCCGTTGCACGTGTGACAAGAATTCGAAAGGTCTCCCGGGACATCTTCCCAGTGGACTGCCAGTGCTCATAGGCGTCCTTGGGAAGGGGGCAAAGCGTTTGGGCTTGGGCTGACCACTTGGGCTGGAATGAGACCTTGTTGGCTGCCTTGTTCAATAGCAAAGCCAACGGTACACAGGGCTCAACCATCGCTTCGCCGTGATTGGCTGACGATAAGAGGGCCTTTTCCAGAGTAGCAACCGTGCGTGGGTCATCTTGGAAGCGGTACTGGGTGCGGATCGTTTGCCCGTTCATTCTGGCAGCGTTGATAGCTTTCCAGAAAGATGCACGTTGATCTGCAACTTTTCCTCGCAATTCCTGTTGGCGCTCCATCACGGCTCTGACACGCTCTCGTTCCTTAGCAAACTTGGATTGGACCGAGACGACCATGTCGTAAGCCTCGCGCTTAGACGCTTTTCCTGAACCGAACTGCCTGATTGAGGTACCGTTTCCTGCCTGCCTAACCAAACGGTCGGCCGACAAGATCTGCTTCACCTCAGCAGGCGTTGAAAACTCCCAAAACAAGTCGTCGAGTGGAACATCAGACTCCGCGCGCGCAGGTACATGGGGCGCAGGCGTTGAGGGAGAGCCCCACGGGTTGAACCATTCGTCCTTGAGGTCCTCGGGGGCTTGGGGGGGGGGGGGTGGCCCGGAACTAGAGCGTCCGGGTCGGGGTCCAACTTGTGGTCGTCCGGGGTCACCAGTCCTCAAAATGGCGGCTTTGGAAGCCGACGTGGAGGGCCTGGAATCACGGCCACGGCGCACTCGTTGGCTCTTAGAGCCATGGTGCGGATTACCTCCGGCGCGGGAGGGAAGGGGGGGGGGGGGACGAGAAAGGGAAGGCGTTGCCACTCCCTGCTGCCTAACGGCAGCTGCCACTGTGCGTGGCGAACCAGTTTGCTGTGTAGCGACCAGTTCCTACAATGAGACCTCCGTGGAGGCGCCCGTGCTCGGGGAGTTGACCCGCGGGACTTTAAAGGGGTTTCCCCAGTTGCACTCAAGACCAGCCTATTGGCTGGTCCGCCCCACCACCACGCTCGGTCCATAGGTTCTTGTTGTAAGCGTGATGGCGGGTTGACCCTCACGTGCGCTGTCGCAGCTAACGCCTATGCATGGCGCACGTAGGGGTGAGGGGACACTCCTCTTGCGAGAGAGTGCAGGTGGGGAACGGGCGCCGAGAGTGCCCCCGACGCCCGTGCAAAAGCCGT